ACACCATCCTAGAGTGCCTTAGAACGCATGGTGCGCTCGGTAAAGATGGTATTGCTAGTCTGACTAACCTAGATGGAAATCAAGTCGCTAGGAGGCTTAGTGAGATGAAAGCGTTAGGTCTAATCCAGCTAACTGGTAACACAGTTAAATCAAACTCAGGAAGAAACGAAAGGGAATGGGAATGTCATACGCAGCTATTGAAATAAAAATTATCCAATGGGCAGAGGCTCGTAAGATTATCCAGTACAGCAATCCTGAGTCTCAACTACTCAAAGCAGTATCAGAGATAGGCGAGTTAGCTGATGCAACAATAAAGCATGACAGAGATGCAATTATTGACTCTGTAGGGGATGTAATGGTCTGCTTAGTTAACTACTGTGCCATACAAGACTTAGACCTTGTAGAGTGCATGGAAATAGCCTATGACCAGATCAAGAACAGAAAGGGAACTTTACTTCCTAATGGTGTTTTCAAAAAAGAATAGTCTTGTTTCTGACATAAATTTACTCTAGCATTTGATTGCAACAATCGGTTGCGTATGGAGAAAATTATGTACACATTGGAAATTAACATCGGATGGATTGGTGAAGAAAAGATTACTGTTCATTCACATGACTTTGAAAAAATACAGATCATTCAGGAATTTATTGAATTCCAAGAAGAAAATGGCTGGGATGTTGACTATGAAGCTATTGACGAAGTTGAAGTCGAACTTGAAGAAGATACAGAAGAAGAAGAAATCGCAGAGTAAATGAATGGGGCTTACTTGGCTAACAGGTAAAGCCCCACATTACTGAACGCATACCCGCCATATACAACCGCCATAGAGGGATTTCCTCTGTAGAGTTGTTCAGCAGCGATATAGGCATAAATTGCCCCTGTAAGGATAATTAACCAAGAACTCATGTGATTTAAGTGTTAATTGCCCTTGTGAGGACTAAAATTCGCTCACATCAATTACTTCACCACGAAACTGGATATGTCCTTCACTAAACGAATGGACTAGCTCAGGCCACAATAGTTCACCATTAAAAAACGTCAGCACAGCAAATCCTGACCGATGATTAGATGGATTTAATTCGGCATAAGTAAACTGAGGGCCATCTGGCTCTGCTAATGTCCCTGAGTCCACGCCATATCTCACGCCATTATAATCATTGTAGGGGGTTACCTTTAAACTATGAAGGTGTCCTGTTACCATCGAAACTCCGCTTGAAAGCGCATTGTTATGCGTAGCATGAATACCACCCTTATATCGGTGCTTCACAATCACTTTAGATGTAGGCCAGCAACCCCAGCAGAACTCCCAATCAGGGATATGGTCAGTTATCTTAAATCCAAGTACATCTTTATATTGTGGTGCGTGTTGTGCAAGTCTATTTGCAAACCTTGCATCGTGATTTCCCCAAGTGTGGATTAGTCGGACATTATGACGTTCAGCTTTGGCTCGTTCTTCAATCTCACCTAATGAAGCCTGAGTAGCCTTTAATTCCTGTAAAACAGTTGTAGCTGGTTGGTCAGTTGGGTCATGTCGACTTATAGACGCTCCATCGAAAGAATCACCATTAGCTATCACCGCTACTGGTTTAAGAGCCTCAATAGCCCATAGAAGCCCTTTAAATGCCGTAGATCGCTCCGATGGAATGAAGTGGGCATCTGAGAAGCACAGTACTACCCCGTCAAGTATGCCGAGGTCTATCTGCTTTAGTGGTGAGTATGATGCTTGCCTAGTATCGTGCATATACCCTCTAGGGTCAGCACTAAACAGCTTGATGTTGTATTCAAGTTCTATGTTGCGTCTTCTGTTATACGCATTACGAGTAGCGATACCTAATGCTCTCGCTACTTTTGTAGCAGACTGATGTTGTTCCCATAAAGCAATGAACTCATCATCTGTGCAAGTTTGATTATGCGAGGCCATTAGAATCCTTTAAGAGTCGTTCAAGTAAGTTAATCACTCTATGCTCTTGCTTATCTATATCATCTTGCGAAGATTTAGGGTCTTGAGCCGCTGTCAAAAGATCGTGCAGCATCACATGAAGTAACTCGTGTAGTGCTGTGCAATCAAGGGATTGATGGGTTATTTTCTCTGCACCAAAGTCACCAAGTCGGTAAACAGCAAGTCTTGCGGCCTCGTTAAACTCTACAGAGGCCATTGCTTGCTTGGCAGGTTTTAACCCTTTTTCAATTCTCCAATCCCCAAGGTTTAAGACTTCTTGCCACTTCTTTACACATTGTGCAAAGTATTGTGCGTCTTCTATTGTGGGGATATTTGGCATAGGCGAGACATTAGACTTTGTTTATGTCAACTTTATTAAACAAATGGTCTAGTGCCTGATTTATCGATAATAAGTGCTTGCTTTCTTGGTTTGGCATCAACAGTATTAGGAATACTCAGATGAGTCCACCTGTCGAACTCTCTTATGACTTGGTCAAATTTGAGGTCTGATGAAATGATTGCTCTAACTACTTGATCTGGTGTTAATTGAGGAACTCGGAAATCCACAGCAGCCCCAATCCGATGCTGAGAACTGTCACGACTACCCACTCCATCATTTGTTTGCTTACTGCGAAAACCAGATGAAACAATGATTGGTTTTCCTCCAAGGGCTTGTTTAACGTCTTCAAGGAATTCTGCGAGTCGTTTAAGGTTTTCAAGTTCTTTGTCATTTGGTGTGTTATCCCATCCATTGCGTTCTGCAATTTCTGAAAATGTCAGTTCTTCTAAAGAAAAATGTTCAGTTAACTTCACTTTTTCACCCTGTCAGCAATTTTTTCCATTGTTCTGCCGCCAAAGTAAAACGACATAACCAACATTCCCCATTGGCCTAACAGTTCAACGTAAGCACCACGAGTCTCATATTCAAAGATAGAAGCTACAGCAAAGCCAGAATAGGCCGCCAAAAGGAATAGGAGGGTCATAGGGCGTATATTTTTGGATAACCAAGAGTCAGATGCCATATCTGCCTCAACACGCTTAGTGACATTTTCTTGCTCTACCTCGTATAGCTTGGTTTCGTTAGCCATTTTTGCCAACTCGCCATCTTGCGCCATCTTAGCCAACTCCATTTGAGCCTTGGCTTTTTGCTCAGGATCAGGAATCAGTTTGTCAATGAGCTTGTTGCCCACGCTTAAAAGTGCATCTAATCCAAACATATTTAATCCTTATACAAATATTGCAAAACGTCGGTGATTGTTGATATTCTCCAACGAAATTGTATTCTCACTAGCTCTTTTGTTGTAAAGCTCAACTTCTAATTCTTGCGTCTTGATGGCTTGTTTCTTACATTCCACGGCTTCTTTGTATTGCTCTAGTTTCTTTTCCATCGCACGATCAAACGCAACCATCCTTGCGTCATAGTTTGGTTGAACCATTGGATACCATTTGTTGAGAGTTATCACTTCTTTTCCCTTTCAACAGCCTTTGCGTAGTAGTAAAGAACTTTCTGTCTTAACTCTGCACTATCTGCCGTTCCAGCCCAAGCAGCTAAGTTATTCCAAATTCCTACCAGTTGTTCAGAAGAACAGTTATCACCATTTGTGGTAAGCCATTCTGACAATCTCTGATGCCTCTCCGATGGGTTTCCCAGCCAACTCAGAGCGTAGAAGTCGGAAACTGTGCAAGGTGCTTTTGCACTCACCCAAAAAACAAAACAAAGAAATAATAAAAGAAGCCATTTCACATGACCTACTTTTTAATCCATGTCTGCCAAACAGCACCAGCCGCCATGATTAACCCGCCAATCCACAGAATAGGTTTAGCGGCTGAAGCAACCCAGCCAAGCACTTTAAAAGCCCCTTGAAGCGCATCAAAAGCCTCTACAAGCCCTTTAGTGTTTTTGTCTATGCTATCTACCTTAGATTCGACTGCAACGAGCCTATCGTAGATTTGCTTGTGGGTTACTTCATCCATGATTTACTCTTTTACATCTGTAACTGTTTCTAGAGACTGCTTCAGCATTGTGAAGAAAGCATCTCTACCTACCTGAAGTTGGTCAACATTAAATTTAGCAGAGTTAAGTTTCCTCTCTAAGTCAATAACGTGATTGAGCAATGTTTGTTGCTCTGGTGTCATGTCTTCAAAGATGTACTCAACTCCGTCAATTGTCACAGGGTTTGTTTTTTTCTCGCCCATGATTTTCTCCTAATGTGCCATCAAGATCGAGTGATGGCTTCTCGTTTTACCAAGGTGTACCGCTGGCGCTAACAGGATTCTTCAGCAAAGCAATCTGAGCCGCCAAAGAAGCCTCTGTAGCAGACTTATCTACGCTTTCCCATACCCATGACAAAACTTCAGCTTCTGTGAGGTTTGCATAAGGTATGGCAGGAGTGCCTTCAGCCCATGAGACTGTTGCATAGGTAGAGGCTGTGTAGTCTCCATCTACTGCTGTTGCTGTCCAATGTGCTGTAGTTACAAAGCCATTAGAGACTTCACGATCAAGGGTAGAGATTTTCCAAGTTACGGACATGATGTTTTCCTTTTAAAAAGTTAGTTAGATTCGAGTTGTGCTACACGCTGACGCAATGATTGAATTTCAGCCCACATAACAGGGATAAGAGCAGAAGCGTCCATTTGTTGATAAACAGGGTTTCCATCTGCATCTACTGCGTCTTTTGCACCAGTATGTGCGTAAGATGGTGTTTCGTGAGCAATGAACATTGGACGCTCTTGTGTAGCGCCCTTCATTGTTCCCATGTAAACAGGAATAGAGTCAATCAATGCACCGCTACCAGTTACAGGGCCACTAATGTCTTTGGCTCGGTAGTCAGAGGTTACATTGTAGGCAACCAAACCACCCGCACGATTGTATGTAATTGAGCCACGTATGGTAGGACTTGCTTCTGTTACAAAAGTGTGAAACAGATTATCTCCGCTTGTTGCCGTGTGCCAAGAAGTGCCAACACCAGCAGATGAAGCCCCTCCTTGTTTACCGCTAAAAGAAGCATAAACGGATGGAGAATAAAAGTTAGCTTTTGAATCAAAATAACCTGAAGTGGATGTTGCACCCACTAGCAAATTACCGCTTGCGTCTATGCGGGCACGCTCTGTAGCAGAACCATTTGCTGTATTTGTGTACCACGCAATTCTTGTGGGCGGGTTTTGGCCTGAAGTATATGTGCCATCAATCTGAATAACCATTGAGTTCAGATAAGTATAAGCAGACCCTTGATAAGGAACTGATCTCAACTGATATACATCATCGCCATTTTGAACAGCAGTCGGAGATGCGGCAGAGCCACGAGACTTGTAGTAATCCGTAGCTACAGCAAATGTATTGTCAGTATTTCTTGCAAATGCTACACCACTAAAAGAACCATCCACTTGCACAGAGAGGCGAGAAGCATTGCCGAGATTGCTTGTAGTACCCACCAAGAAGTTACCGCTTGAATCTATGACTGCACGAGTAGCAGAGTTAGTTATGTCATAAAAACTTAGTCCGCCTTCAGCACCACCAGATACACCATTACGAATATCAAAGGTTGTTCCACCAACAGCAGTAGGCTCTAATCTTAGAGTTGCTCTAGTGTCTTTTACATGAAGTTTTGTAGAGGCAGAACTTGTACCAATACCTACATTGCCGTCTTCTTGTATGCGAATACGCTCTGTGTTTCCAGTATAAACAGTAACAAATGCGCTTGACCCGCCAACTGTAGAACCACTAATTCTAAGTTCAGCGTTAATACCCGCAATGTTTTGATCTCCGTTAACACCAGAAAATCCTGTTTTAAATGTTAATTTATTAGTTGAACCGCTAGTACCAGACGCTGAGAGTGTTAGCGTAGGGTTCGCCGCTTTAACCTCTAAAATAGAAACTGGCGAAGTAGTACCAATACCAAGCTGTCCTGAAGTATCCAGAGTCATTGCCTGAGTAAAGGAGATTACATTCCCTGCTGTGCCTGATGCGGCTATAGACCAATAATGACCTCCAGCATTTTGACCATACGCAGTCGCATAGTCGCTGACAGCATACCTATTTCCACCAGTCGTAGCAAAATATGTGTTTGAACCAAAAACTGTGTTGTTGCCAGTTGTGGATTGAAGAACGCCCGCACCGACTTGAATTGCTTGTACGCCTGAATTAAAGACACTAGGAGTAACTCCCAAGCCTAAATTGCCTGCGCTATCAAGGCGCATACGAGTCGCGCCACCAGACCTGAACGCCAAGTCATTTGAAATAGCGCCAATAGCCACATTACCATCTGTCAATGCGCCAGATGTGCCTGAGTCTTGTAATGCAATGAAGCCGTTTGCAACAGTAGATTTGAAACCAACAACATAACTACTGCCGCTATTGACTTGAAGTTGTGTGACTGGGCCTGTTGTACCAATACCTAAGTAGCCAGTGCTATGATCTATATACATTGCTACTGTAGATGGGTTGTTTGTTCCAGTTCCAACTAAAAATGAAGTTGAATTATTGGCGTTGTAACTTGAAAAGATTGAAAATCTTCCAGTTGATGTAGAACGCAAGCTAATGCCAGGAATACTTGAACTAGCAACAATAGTTGCATCAGAAGTATTTGTGTAAGTGTTTGCAACAGTCAGTTTTCCACTAGGTGAACTTGTACCAATACCCAGACCTGTGCTGTTTAGGCGCATTTGTTCTGAGCCGCCATACACGCCCCAAATAAAATTGCCACCGCCTCGAAAATTTAAATCACTAGGAATACGATTATCAATATAAGCCGCACCGCCAGCCGCAGTTAAGAACAAATAATTCCCACTTGCATTATTAAGACTAATTTGTGCCGCAGATGATTGAGTAGCACTCAGCGTAGTCCCATCAAAAGTAAGCGCAGAACCGCTTGTAACAACCTTAGAGCCGTTTAAATACGCTACTCCGTTAGCAGTACCACCAGAGAGGGTTACGTTGCCAGAAGCTGCTACAGTCGTAAAAGCACCAGTCGTAGGAGTTGTAGCACCAACAGTACCATTGATGTTAAAACTTGTTGCTGTACCAGTAATGTTTGTGCCTACCAATGCAGATGGCGTTCCAAGTGCAGGAGTTACCAATGTAGGGCTAGTCGCCAAAACATTGTTACCAGTACCTGTGTTGGTTACAGAAACAACATTCTTGCTTGCGTCTAATGCCAAAGCAGTAGATGCTGTTAAACCAGACAATGTAGTCGTACCAGATGCTGACAAAGTAGTAAACGCACCTGCCGCAGCAGTAGAAGTTCCTACAGGGCCGTTAAACGAGTCACCAACAGCACCTGTCTGAAAGTCTTTCAGTTGAGCCATTAACTCACGAATAGCATCGTTGATACCAGAAGGAGCGCATCCTTCCGCGATATTGATCGAGTCAATGTCTGTGTTATTAGCAGGGGTTGCGCTAAATTCACTAATCTTTGTCTTTGGCATGTTTTATTCCTTGGGTTGATTTGCTTGATAAAGCAGATTGAACATTGTTGGATAATCTACTTGAGGTATCTTACTTTGAACATCAAGTAATCCACGAATTGCAGCATTTGATATATTTCGTGCTTGTTGTGGCGCATATTGACCAACGGCTGATGGAATGTTTTTTACTCCACGAGCAAGTTGACCAGCCAACATGGAACTTTCACCAATCAATCTTGGAGATGATGCTGCACCCATTATCGCTGCGGCAGGCAACCCACCAAGGCTAGAAGCAAGCAATGTATTAGTTCCAGACAATGCACCTTGCATACCTCTAGGCATCCAATCAGACATTGCTTGACCTGCCAATGCTGGCATCAATTGGTTATTGCCACTAGCCTCTAATTGCTTAACTAAGTCTAATCTCTGACCATAATTGGTATTTACATTGTTACGCATAACTGATTGCAGTTTACGCATAGCAGTATCTGCTGACTTTTTCTCACCCAATGACAAAGCACGCTCAATTTCACGAATCAAGTCTGTTGACTCTGTGTATGCTTTCATTGTTTCTGCATAGGTAGGTGCTTGAGCTGTAATCTCATTTTTTACAGAGTCATATACAGACTTAACAGATGAGTATGCTGTTTTTTCGTTTGGAGGTATTTTGTTAAGAACATTTCCAATCGTTTGTTTTAGCGCATCTAAACCAATTGGAGTATGAAATTTTGTTGGGTCTGATGACTTGTAATCATTGACTACACTTGCAACTTCAGATAAGTATTTAGCCGCATCAGCATCTTTAATCTTACCTTCGTAAGTCACCATTTGAGCAGCGTTTTGAAGCGACTTATCAATGTTATCAAACTTTAAAACTGTTGCATCGTTCTTAACATCAATCATTCCAGAGCGATATTCTCTCTGTTTATCAATGTTCATTTGACGCAAGTTTTCTTTTGCAGCATCAAGTACATCAATGTTTGGAACTTGTCCACGCAAATTTTGTTTAAAACTAGATAATTGCTCACCACCTGCAAGACCTGCTTGATAGCCTTGTGAAATAGGCTCTGTACCAACACCAGTAGTTTTGCCTAAAAGTTGTTTAGGTGCATTTGCAACAAGTTCACCTGCCGCACCAGTCGCTTTTAATGTAGCCATCAATGGATCAATAGAACGAGCCATAGTTGACAATGCTGGAGCTGCTCTTGTAGGCAACATAGCACCACCAGTAAAAACTGTTGATAGATCAGCCATAACACTAGCAGGATCAGTTGCTACAGCTCTTTTAGCGGCTTCTACACTTCCATATTTTTGTGCATAAAACTCACCAACTTTATTAGCTAACTCACGACTTTGTTTATCTTCACCAATAGTTTGAACAAGTTTTTCAGGCAATACATTTTGAAGAATACCTGCACCAAGGTCTAAAACAGATTTAGCAGTTTGAATAGGACTAGTCAATGCCTCAACAGTTTCTGTTGCAACTTTTTTAACAGATGATGGAAAACTTGTAATTGCACCAATAGCAACTTCACCAGCACTTAGTGATGGTTTTTCTACTTGTTTTTCTTCAGACTTTTTGCTATCAAGGTACGCCTTAATTTGATCGTCTGTATAACCAGCGGCTTTTGCACCTTCGTAATCAAATGCCATGATGTTTCCTTATTTATTAAAACTATCTAATGATGGCATCAAAACAGGTTTGAGTGCATCTAATCCACTCTTAGAATATCCCTGAGTTCTCATAGCGTTGCTCAATCTGTCATATCCACGCTGTGCAATTTCTTGCTGACGCTCTAGATTTTTTTGAATCTGCGCTCCAGACATTCCTGCTGTAACTGTAGCTCTATCAAACATAGCTGCTTCTTGTTTAGACAATGCTGCACCAAACAAATCATTCCTAACTTGGTTAGCATACAGATCATAATTTTGCCACCATTGACCAAAATCTTTAGACTTAGGATCACTAGATTTAAGAGCAACAGTAATTGCAACACGACCAGCCGCATCAGTTACATATCCACCATATTCAGGTTTAAATGTATCTTTCATGCCAGCAAGTTGAACAATGTTATCTGAGCGTTTTGCTAAATCAGTAAGAATATTAGTTGGTAATGGTTTGCCATCTTTAGCAGTTTCTGCTCTTTGTTTAGCTTCATCAATACGCAATCCAACTAATTGAACAGTTAATGCCTTATTTGCTTGAGAATCTTCACGAGTTAAGTCACGCTGAGTAGCAAGATTATTCATTTCGATAAGATTTTTTAAACTCTTATCTGTATCTTCAGCATCCATGCGTGAAAAACTTTGGCTAAGTTGTTTAGCATAAGGAAGCACGCTTGCATGAACTGCACCACCAGTAATCAATGGCTCAAAAGGATTGTCTCCTTTTTGCATTGATGGTAAACCTTCGACTTTTACAGGCTCAAACTTACCTTCTGCTGATCTTTGTATAAGATTCTCACCCTTTTTAAGAGTAATAGTTTCTGGACGCATTGCTTTTTCAATTCCAGAAGCAGTTTGAAGTGCTTGCCATCCAGCAGGGCCAAGACCAATCAATTGATTCATTACAGATGGCAACCCTTTACCTGCGGCTTGTGGTTGGTTAGGGCCAGCAATCTCTTGTCCTACAATATTTGTCAATGGTGTTTCAGCAAATGTTTCAGGACGATATGCTTTAGCCAAAATCTCTTGTGATTTTTGTTGTTGCTCAAGAAGTTGCTGTTCTTGCTGGCGCTTCTTCAACATATCCATTAACTGAACATTTTGGAATTGCTCTTGTAAATTTCCTTGCATTGCACCTTTATAGGCTTGCTGTCCTTGCTGTAAACCTTGTGCAATAGATGCACCAGTATTACCCCCTTGGAATAGGCGACCAGCTAAAGCATACAAAGCCTGTGCTTGTGCATCATCACGATTACGCTGAATGTCTGTAGGAGACATTCCAAGCAGACCCATTGTGTCTGCACCGCTAGTTCCAAAAATGTCTAATAGTCCAGCCATGATTAAAACTCCAAAGAACCCATGTACTCACCAGAGTTAGGATTTAGTGGAACTGAAGAACCACCAAGCCAGTTAGAAGCACTATTCCACAAATTACCAATACCTGTAGCGCCACCTAAATTCTTATACAAACCACCGCCTACAGCAGCAATACCTAACAAGTTTTGTAAGGTAGATGTATCTGCCGCACCACTTGTAGTAGTTGAAGCAACACGACCTAATGGGTTGCCATAAACCAATGACAGATAGTTTTGCAAATTCTGTTGTGGTTGGTTTTGCAAGAAGTTAAATCGAGTCATATCAGCTTGTTGCTGTGCGCGTGTATAACCCTCACGAGCCTGACCTGCCGCCAACATATTCTGAATATCTTGGTAGTCAGCAGAAGCCATCGCAGGAGCAGCCATCGTAGCGGCTTGCTGTCTTGCTCTCTCATCAGCGTAGTTTTGGTAAGCCAAAGTTCCCGCTGTATCAGCCAAACTCTTAGCAAATTGACCACTTGCACGATCTTGCAATGTCTGCATAGCACCACCACCATAGCGACCCGCACGAGATGCCGCAGAACCTACATCACCCAATGTTTGCTCAAAACGAGACTGAGCCGCTTGTGCCGCAGGTTGAAACGCAGCTTGAAAGAATGGATTACCTTGCAAAAACCCACCAGAAATAGTATTTTGCAGTTGGCCTTGTGCAGACTGAAGCAAGGGATTACCCTGAGAAGCACGAGCCTCTAAAGCCTGTAAGCCTGTTTGTGTTGTAGTTGATGGGCCAACATAAGTCTGACCACCATAATACTGAGGGCCGCCACCTTGATATAGCTTCTGCGCTTCAGTCAAACCATACTGTAAAAATGGTTGAATTGTTGGGTCAACTTGTGATGTAGTAGTCGTAGCCATCTTTTACTCCTAGAGTTTCGGATTCCAAGATGGGTCATCCACGGAATCCATTATAGATTGAAAGTTAACCAATAACAACATATTTATATGTTTTACTGGCAGTTGAATTTGCTACATGATTTACTGTAGCCGTTCCTTGTCCTTGTCCACTAGCATATATTCTTGCAGAATCAGCATTAGCCGCAACAGACGCAGGTACAAACATAATCACACTATCAGCACCAATTCTTCTGTCGCTCAATGTTGTAGTAGTAGCCCCACCAACAGCCAAAGTAATTGAACCTGTGTTATTTGTTTTACCATCCATAACACCACGAACAATCTCAGCTACTTGCCTTTGATCTCCACCGAAAGCAGGAAGACTTCTAAACATTATCGAACTCCCTGACCTTGCAATTCAATATCCAAGCCAACGGCAGTTTTCCAGTTACCAGTAGGGATAACCCTAAACTGATGGTAATTACCATTAGACCTAAGTGAAATCCTGTTATCAGAGTCAGCAGTACCTGCCGTACCAAAGTTAGTTTGCTCGCTCAAAAGCGTTCTAGAAGCCACGGCAACAGTCGCAGAACCCGCATCTACCAATGGTCTAGCCAAAGTGACTACCGATCTACCACCTGCGTTTAAATCGCCTGTAATGATGTTACCAGTAGCAGATGCCCCGTTATACGTCATTACACGAGTTCCATAAGTACCGCCAAGGAAATACTTACCACCCATGTAAAGAATAGAGTCTAGGCTCACAGTCAAGGCATCAATGCTACTGGAAAGAGAATCTAATCCCTCCAAAGTCGTAGCAGATGTAGATGCGTCTGAAATGTAATCAGTTCCTGCATCTCCATAAGTCCACTTTTGAGTTCTAAAGTTATAAATTGCTAAAACTCTTTGAGAAAAAGTATTCTTAAAGTTCCAGATAATTAGTTTTCGTACAGGGTCAACAGCACAAGACATAGTGTCAAATGCACTCTCATCTGCATTACTAAAGAACCAACGATCTACCTTCTCAGAGCCAATAGCTGTGACGTTTTGTCCATCACAAGTGTAGAAACCATCGTCACTCAAAAAGAAAGTTATACCCTGTAATTGAGCAATAGAGCCAGCAGCAATACATCCCTTACCTCGTGAGATATTGTCAAACTGAAATACAAAAGGTGTACCGACATAACTCATTCTAGTAATGCCTTTTTCCATCAGGATAAGGCCAAACTCACCACCACGAATTCCAACGATCTGGCTTCCATCAGGGATATCTTGGTAATCAGCTTGAGTTACTTGGCTTGTTCCCCATGCAGTCTCATCATTGATACCAGACCAACGAACACGAGCAGGATAAACAACAGATGACTCGGTAGTAAATGCAGTCACTACAAAATCACGCACAACAGTAAGATACTTGCAAACTGGAGCAGTAGCCGCCAAGTCAGCAAATGCACTAGAAGTACCCAAAGTAAACGCTTGCATTGGATTGCTATTATTAGTTCCAATAATCACGTTACCAAACTGAGTAAACCTAAATCTGTCAGCAGATGCGTTAGGCGTATATCCACCACTCTTAGAAACATCAGTTAAAACACCTACACCAGATACGTCATATATCTTGGTAGAACCTGCCGCAAATAACTTAGTCGCATTTGTAGGTGTTTTCCCTGCTACCAATGTAGTAAGGTTTTCAGCCGCAGCCGCAGAGAATGTAGCCGCAGAGGGAAATGGCCCATAACCAATGGCCTGAGATACCACGTTCTTAGCATCCACCAAAGCACCAGAAATGCTTGGTTGGTCAGGCATCCACTCACCAAATATTAGTTTTGTCGTAGCCATGTATTACTTCCTTGAGACTGTAGTGTCCATGTATTGTCATTGGCAGACACAGGTGTCCATGTATTTGAATCGCTCGATACTGTTGTCCAAGTATTGCCACCAACAGATACTGGTGTCCAAGTGTTAGCGTCTTGTGGTACTGGTGTCCAATTTTCACCAAGGATTACGCCATTAGCCGCCACCAAACATAAACCATTGACATATCCCACACCCGCATAAATAGCAGATGCGTTACCTGTAAAGACTGCATTTGCACTTATGTCTGCTACCGCACCGACAACCAAGCCACCATTAGCAGAAACTGTTGCATCACCAGTAATTGCGCCACTTGCGTTTTGAACTCTTATTGCATTAGCAGTTACTGTTGCATCGGCAGTTACAGAAGCCGCAGCATTGGCAACAATACCACCCAAAGCAGCTACATCAGCATTACCAGTAATAGCACCAGTACCAAACTGGACACGAGTTCCTGATGCACTTACATCAGCGTTAGCGGTAACACTACCACTCGCAAACTGAACCCTTGTAGCATCCGCAGTAACTGTTGCATTGGCATCGATAGCTCCAGAGGCAAACTGTACTCTTATACCTGCACAAACTGTAGTAGCTGTGCAATCTATACTTGCACTAGCAAACTGAATTCTTGTAGCGTCTGCCGTTACTGTCGCTGTACCATTTACTACCGCCCCACCAAACTGAACCCTAGTAGCATCAGCCGTAACGCTCGCAGAAGCGTTAACAGACCCATAGGCATCCCATAGGGTTACTGAGGTGGTGTAAAGTGGACTATCGAGTGTGAGTGTTAAGTCATCAATGCTAGACTTTAAATTGTCTAGCGAGTCAATTGTCCACGGAGGCAGTAAATCAGCCATCTCACGCCAAAGTAACGCTCAATGAACCAACAGCAACACGGAATACATCTCCAGTTGCAATAGTTTTAGAAGCATCCAGAGGAGTGTGATACAGCAAGTTGCCAACAGTCAACGCATCACGGATTCCGATGTGTGTGATTGTTCCCCATGCACCACCAGCTTGAGGAAACTCAATAGCGGCAGTATTGGTAGAAACACCATTAGAAGGCGCACCAAAGGTTATAGACTGACGAGCATAGCTAGTGCCAGAACATTCAGTACCAGTATCTGCATCAGTTGGGTCAGTTGTGTATAAAGCAAGATACACAGTTGTTGGTGCTGTGTATGCTGTTGCTCGGAGAGTTACGTTAATTAAAGCGTTCTCAAGATAGTTGCTCATTTCAGCCATAGTTTCACCTTGGAGTTAATTTCATTGCTAATGGGACACCAGAATACTGACCTTGTTCGTCAGACTTGGTAAGAGAAGATATAGCCCTGTCATACATAGTTCCCCATGTATTGATTCGAGCATCGTTCATCAAGTAAGGCTCGGCCTCAATCAAAGAAGCGTAAAGCAAAGCATCTGGTGCAACATTGAGAAACACGTTAGATGCGTTAGTTCCAGACAAGTAAGAAGGTGCAGCAAAGTACAACATTCTCAATGTGTAAATGCCATCAGGTGGAGGAGCAAGTAAGAATTCGCTTGCAAGGATTGTGTAAGACTTTGGCACACCAACTTCAGATGCTCTTGGGTCATTAGACAAAGCAGATGGGCTAGAGTAACTCAATGGCTGAATTGGATTTGTTAAAACAACAAAGTCACGAATCTCAATAAAGTCGCTAGGTAGTTCAACAGTTGAATCACCAGATACAGTTGAAGTCGTTACAGACTTTAGCATCTGACGAATACGCAATTCTCTGCGGAGTCTGTTCTCAGCAAATGTAATAAAGTCAGGAATCTGAGTAGTGAGATCAGAACGAGCCAAGTAGCCCGCAATCGATGTCTTTAAATCAGAGTAAGTTGCAAAACTCATACGACTCCTGTCCGAGTTCTAAAAACTCTGTTATCTCTTTCGTTTAACCATGCTTTAAAACGCTTCTCATCTAGCACAGCAAAACCACGCATAATTCCTTTAGCATTTAGGTCATCAATCACAGTCATCGGGATAGATGCAACTTTATTGCCAAACAATTCATCAGACCACTTTGATCTCTCATCATAAGAGTTGTACTCTTTTTTATTCTGCTCAATGATTGCAGATATATCCTGACGAGTTTCAATAATGATGCCACCATCACCATCGGCATGAACAGCAGTTTTTCTAAAGTTTTCCATACACTAATTCTAACAGTTTGTGTAGAAAAGAAAATGCCCCAGAGGATTAGTCTGAGGCATTTTTCGGTATTACCCTAGATTAGGGTGTCAAGTCAGCAATGATGCCGTGAGCAGCTTCGTTCTTAACTTCCAAGGTGTACTCAGCCAACAATTGTGTTGACTCGTTGTCACCAGTCATAGCCAACTCATTGGTCTGGAAAGGACGCAAGTAAGCGATAGCAGCCATGTCGGGGTCAAGCACAAATGCAGTCTCATCGCATGAGTTGGTAGAGGTCATAAAGCGGTTAGGAACAACAGAAATTGTACCGAAATCGCTCAAATAAACGTCAGCCGCACCAATGATGGTTGTAGGAGCATTTGCAGGAGCCATGAAGCGTTGAGCAGCAATACCAGCAAAAGCAGAAACTACTTGCTTGTGTGCAGGGTTGACCATCAACACTTTAGGGTTGCCACCAGAGGCATAAACTTGCTTAACAACAGCTTGCAATAAGGCTTCTGTGAAAGTGCGGTTTGTGCCGTTTGTACGAGCAGTAGTACCAGAAGCACCAGCAGAACCAGAAGTTCCGAAAGAGCCATTGGTAGCCAACCATGCTTGCAAACCACCCAATTTACGAGCAGTAGAGGAGTTGCCGTTAGCAGCGACTTGGTTGCTCAATACAGAGGTTTCCATGTCACGCTTGATTTCAGCAGAAGCCTTAGCCAATTGATAAGCCTTTTCAG